TAAACAAAAAGTTACAAAGAGCACTAGATAACCCTTTGGCTAATTGAGATGATGAACATGGATAGCAACACAAGATTTGATAGGCTGGAAGCTAAGATAGATAAGTTAGCGGATGCAATGGTTATGCTCATAAAGCATGGTACGAAGATAGAAACTTTGGAAGCTCATAACAACACACAAGATAATAGACTGAATAAGCATAGTGCTGAGATTGATGCTCACTCAGTTGAGTTAGCTGTAGTGGCAAAGGCCAGTGGAACCAATGAATGGTTCATTAGATTATTAATAGCTACCCTAGTCGCAGGTGTAGCTTACATAGTGAGAGGTTAGTAGTATGTTTGGATTACCAATGGAAGCTGTCACAATGATGGGAAGTACCTTAGGTGGTGCTGCCATGAAGATGTGGTCACAAAGCCAAGCTGATAAGGCTGAGCAGCAGAAACAACTCATGACTCGCTTTGAAGCCTCAGAGGGTAGCGTCAATGCAGCTAGAGCACATCAGAATCCTAATGCTCAGTGGATACGTAGGTTCCTTGTGATTTCCTTCATGAGTATGGCTATGTTCATCTTACTAGCTCCTCTGCTTGGATTCAAGACAGTAGTACCTGTAGACGTAACCACAGGCTTTAGCTTCCTCTTCTTTGACTTTAAAGACACCATCACTGAGTTTGTATCCTTAGATGGTATGGTAACTCCAGTCTGGTTACCTCATGCAATCATGTCAGTAGTCGGAATGTACTTCGGACAATCAATCGTAGCTAGACGTTAAACAAGGTAAATAAATGAAAACATATAAACAAACAGTTAACAACGTCCTCATACGCCTACGGGAACGTGAAGTGGACTCTGTTGATGAGAATAGCTACTCCAAGCTTGTGGGCCTATTTGTACATGATGCCATTGAGATGGTAGAGAGTGCATGGAACTGGTCTAACCTACGTGAGACTATGACAGTGGACACACAAGCTAATGTATTCAACTACGTGCTTACTGACTCAGGTGACAAGTCTACTATCATAGATGTTATTAATGAAAACTCTAATAGCTTCATGACGTATAAGACTGCAAGCTGGTTCAACAACGCATTCCTAAACACAGCAACAGTTGCAGGTTCACCTCAGCACTATGTGTTCAACGGTCTAAGCAACGCTGGTGACACACAGATTGATGTGTATCCTATTCCAGATGGTGTCTATAAGTTATACTTTAACGTCATCAAGAGATCACCAGATGTATCCACAGACGATGATGTAGTCAAAGTACCTTACTTACCTGTGCAGGCCCTAGCCTACGCTATGGCTCTTGAGGAGCGTGGTGAAGATGGTGGCATGTCAGCAGTATCCGCTAAGGCCCTAGCACAAGCTTACCTATCAGATGCTATTGCTTTAGATGCAAGTAAGCATCCTGAGGAACTAATCTGGGAGGCTGTGTAAGCTATGGCTAAGCAACTACTCGCGGCCTCCATTGCTGCTCCAGCATTCTTTGGGTTGAACACTCAGGAGTCTGGAGTAACACTACAGGAAGGTTTTGCACTACACGCAGACAACTGCATCATAGACAAGTATGGTCGCCTAGGCTCACGTAAAGGTTGGCAGACGCTTACCTCTGGTAGCACAGGCGCTAATCTAACTGGTGTGTCTAGCTTTAAGGATGTCACTGGTACTGACGTTATGTTATCTTGGAATGCAACTACATTCTTCTCAGGTATCCAAACGCTTACTACAGTAAACCCAACCACTACAGACACCATATCAGCAGGTAACTGGCAGACAGCTACACTTAACGATCATCACTTCTTCTTTCAACGTGACTACATACCGTTGATCTACAGTGCTGAGACTGGCTCTATTGTCTTTGACTCAATGGCAGTCCACTCAGGTGCTACTGCTGGCTACCAAGAGGCCAATACAGTCCTAGCTGCCTATGGTCGCTTATGGACTGCAGACACTACAGCTAACAAGAGTACAGTGTGGTTCACTGATGTACTAGACGGTACTGATTGGAACACAGGAACTGCAGGCTCAATCAACATCTCTAGTGTCCTTACTCAGGGCTCAGATGACATAGTGGCGCTAGGCGCACACAACGGCTACTTAATCATCTTCTGTAAGGATAACATTATCATCTATAGTGATGGTGATAACTTCCAAGCAGGCATGACTACTTCCAGCTTAACTCTGGTAGAGGTAATCGAAGGTGTAGGTTGTATCGCTCGTGACTCAGTACAGAACACTGGTGAGGACATTCTATTCCTGAGTAACACAGGTGTACGTTCATTGAACCGAACTGTACAAGAGAAGTCTCAGCCAATGAGAGACATATCTAAGAATATCCGTGATGACATCATACAAGCACTTAATAGTGAAATCTCAGCTAATGTCAAGTCAGTTTACTCACCTACTAATGCTTTCTACTTACTCACCTTCCCAGCCAGTAAGCAGACCTTTTGCTTTGACACTAGACAAGCACTAGAGGACGGTAGCTTCAGAGTCACAGTATGGCCTGAGCTTACCCCAGCTGGTCTACTCTCCTTAGGTTCCAACCTATACTTTGCACAACCGAATGGTATTGCTCAGTACAGAGGTTATCAGGATGATGGTGCTAAGTATGAAATGGCTTACTATAGCAACTTCTTTGACTTGGACATGCCTAACGTAAACAAGATCATTAAGAAGCTATCAGCTACTACAGTAGGAGCCACAGGTCAAACCTTTGCACTTCGTGTAGGCTACGAGTACAGTCCCATCTACTTCTCACAGACGTTTACATTAGAGGCTGGTGCTGTACACGAGTATGGTATAGCTGAGTATGGTATAGCTGAGTTTGCTGGTTCAGTCTTAATCAATGATCAATCAGCACCTTCACAGGGAGCAGGTAACATTATCCAAATAGGTTTCACTACAGACATCAATGGCACTGCAATGAGCTTACAGAAATTATCAATATATGCCAAACAAGGTAAGGTACTTTAACTATGTCTAATTATATCAAAGCAACAAACTTCGCAACCAAGGACGCCTTAACCACAGGCAACCCCCTTAAGACCTTGAGTGGTACTGAGCTTGATGATGAATACACTAACATTGCTACAGCAGTAGCCACTAAGGCTAACACTAGCTCACCTACGCTCACAGGGACTCCAGCAGCACCTACAGCAGCCACAGCTAACAACAGTACACAGATAGCTACTACAGCATTCGCTCAGGCTGCTATAGTGGCTGGTGTGGCTGCAGTTACAGCGTCAGCTGCTAGTAACACAACCCTCAAGGCTACTTTAGCTTCTCCTGCGCTCACAGGGACGCCTACGGCCCCTACAGCGTCCTCAGGCACTAACACTACACAAGTAGCTACTACAGCCTTTACTACAGCAGCCGTAGGTGCTATTACAGCAGCTACTATCAATGCTCTAGTGTATCCAGTGGGATCTATCTATACTTCAGTGGTGTCAACGAATCCAAATACTACGCTAGGTATGGGTACTTGGACAGCCTTTGGCTCTGGTCGTACCTTGGTAGGTATCAGCTCTAGTGACACTGAGTTTAACGTAGTGGAAGAGACAGGTGGTGCTAAGACACATACGTTGTCCACTTCTGAGATGCCAGCACACACTCACGCAAGTGGTTGGACACTAGGTGGTGGTGACGGAAGTGCTGCGGTATACGCTACTACCAACGGTGGCGGTGGTGCTCCTGCTAGTGGCTCTACAGGCAGTGGAGCAGCACACAACAACTTACAACCATATATCGTGGTTTACTTTTGGAAGAGGACAGCATAATGGGTATATCATTCCGACAGGGAGAGGGCCTAGGTGCCGCACGTGAGCGTCAGAACTCACCAGCTCCAGCAGGGGCCGCGTGGGGCGGTAGTCCTCATGAACGTAACCAAGATCCTGTGTTCAGATCACCTCAGCAGACAGGTGCTGGTATGCAAGCCTCTGGCGCTTATTATCCTACAGGCCAACAAGGTAATACAGGTCTTCAGGCACCTACTTCAGCGTTAGGTTGGTTAGGTGCAATAGCTAACCCTATGAGCACGAGTCTTAAAGCACTAGGCAACCAAACCAAGTATGGCATGAATAAAGCTTCCTCTGACATATACACTAGTATGGCACAAGACCCTGCTAATGCGGGTAAGTCTTCAGCTGAGCTTGTTAATATGGCTAGGCAACAGTATAGAGCTGATCCAGCTAACGGGGCTGACCTGAATCGATTTGGACGCAGAGGTGGCGAAAGTAATGCTAATGGTAAGGCTATGGCAACAAACCAAGGCCCTGCTTATGGAGTCACTAGCAATGGTGGTAACACAGGTACTGTAGCTACACAAAACACAGGAGCAGCTATCCCTACTGGAGGCTACAATCAAGGAACCTTCAAGCCAATCACATTCCGCTCAGGCACAGGTACTTCAGTACTAGACGAGAGTGGCTTATCCACATCACTGTCTGATGACTACGCAGGACTCTCAGGACTCGTAGGTGATGGTACTGGACTCTTAGGTCAAGCAGGTACTCAGGCACAACAGGATCCTGACCAGTTTAATGCTGACTTTGATCCTTCTGGCGCAGCACAAAGCTTATTCAATGAGCGTTCAGCTTTACTAGAGCCAGCCTTTGCACAACAACGTGCACAGAACATGCAGCAGATGCAAGGCATGGGTCGCTTAGGTCTACAGTTGTCTGGTGAGGGCGTAGGTGCTGGAGCTGGTATGGTTAACCCTGACATGTTTGGTATGAACCAAGCACAGTCTCAGGCATTAGCTCAGTTATCAGCACAGTCTACTCAGGATGCCTTTGGGCAAGAGATGCAACGT